GAGTCCGCTTTCAACCATTCTTCTAAATTCCACCAGATTTCGTCGCCGTCGAGAATTAAAAGATAGTTACCCGTTATTTGATCTGCGCACCATGCCCGCATCTCAAGTTTATCTTGCCACACATCCCGTACTTCCAACTTGATTTTATGTTGGGGATCGGGGAAGTTTTGTATCCTCTCCAGACTCCCGTCTGGTGGGAGTAGTTTTTTAGCTATCTGGTCAGGTCCGTAAGCAATAATAATCTCATCAACTTGATCGTAAATACTTTCTATAGACTCCGGAATAAATCCCCAATAACTTATTAATTGCGCTGAAATTTTTTTCTTATTAAAAGACAAGTACGGAGTATTCTCAATCCGTTCCGCTTGTTTCTTCATTCCATAATCTTTAATTATAACTTTGGGGTCAGGCTGATCGTATTCGTAAGTTTCGTCATAAACTTGTTTCACTATTTTACGAAAACGATCTTCTCTGCTCCAAGGAACGTAAATTAATTTGTCTCCGTATTCTTGTCTTAGTACAGGCAGATCATAAGCAATGCAGGGTACACCGCAAGCAAATGCTTCACCGGGGAACATCCCATAACCTTCAAATAAACTTGGTGCAAGAACGGCGACGGAGTTTTTTATAAGATTAAACTTTTCGACATCAGATATACATGGTTTAAATATCAAACGGTGTCTTGACTCTTTCGATTTTAATGTCTTTTCCGGCTGTCCTATCATAACCAAATCCAGAATACCATTGACTTCCAATACCGATTTAATTGCTAAGTTGCCATTTTTATAGTTTGGATTTCTTGCGCTCCAAACCATGTAGGGACGTTTTTCTTCCACACCAAAGGTAGTTTCAGCGGCAGCTAATCCAAAATCATTTACGGCAGGTTGAATTACGCAAGTCGGTATCTGTTCACCAATCCATTCCGTCAAATATTTTGCGGATTCAGAAGAGTTTGCCAGAAGCAAATCTGCATTTTGAAAAACATGTTTGTCCGCTTGCAATTTTCTGGCGTATTCTGGAACAAATTCTTTTACCCAATTAGGTGTTTCAAAAGACATGCAAATCAACACGGTTCCTGCATGTTTCTTTTTGTACTCTAAAGCTTGTTCGCCAAGACCACCTTTAGAATCCGTTATAATCACGTCGATATCATTCGGAATTGTAGCATTGTTTGATATAAAAATAATTCCAACGTCCGGGTAATCTTGCTTCCAATCTGGCTCCCTATTTGTAATCATGTAAACTTCCGCACCAGCTTTCGACAAATTGTAAGCTATCTGGTATAGATGAATACGTCCGCCGGAGTAATGATTTGATGTTTTTAACCAAATGCCAACTCGTAAAGTTCTTTTAAAATGCTCGGCAGCTTTGATAGCGTCTCCGGAACTCGGATGATTTTCCCACGAGTAATCCAAACTTCCAATAATTCCGCGTCTCATTAAGTCCTTCACCATACCTCTGTGAGAAAGGTAAACTATCTCACCCTTTTTCCTTTTAACGGTTCCTTCGGCAGTGATAAAGGTTGCTTCTTTTAATACCCTGAATCGTTCAGACATTTCCTTTACCCTTTTTTGCTTCTATTAAAGAGTTTGGATAACATTGCTTTACCCTTGTTTGTTTTTTCTTCTACTTCGTCATCTTCAATTTTCAGGAATTCCGTTTCTGGAGGAGTTTCTTTTTTCTCCGGAATTTCTGAAATTTCTTTGACTTCCACATTTTGCATTTCGGGCGATTGTATAACTTTGTCGGTTTTTACCGGAGTATACCCATCATTAGTGTTTGAGTATCTTCGTCCGGTTTTTTTGACCGACTTAGCCCCTCTCTTCAAAGCTTCAAGAGGAGTTACTTTTTCTTTTTCTTCTTTCTTTATAATATTATCCTTGTCATAAATTTTAGCTGCTCCTCTTTTTATCATTTCCTTTTGTATAAGACGATTTTTGACGCGAAATACTTTACCCTTTTTCATAATAAAAAGTGTACCAAGAATTTTTTCTCTAAAATCTTTTAATGCTACCATGTGAATCATTAATCAAGTCCTTTCAAAATTTAACATCAAGGGTGGGAGGTAATAATAATAATAACACCTCCACACCCTTTGACGCCGGGTAAAGAAAACATTAACTGGAAGGATCGGTCAGCATTGAAAACGCTCTGGGTTGAATAAGTTCTCCGCCAGAGTACGCCTCCAACCTGAACGCTACCAGACCTTTCTTAAACTCTACATGTTCTGAACGGGATATAACCATATCTTCCTCCACAACGTGCCAGTAGTGCATGAGATTTCCGAAAATCGTATCGCCCTCATTGCCCAAAGTCTGAGCGCGATATGCTTCAAAAAACGGAATGCCCGCCAGCCGATCGAGCAATCCCTGCGCTGTTGATGGCGTAAACAGCGGACGTCCATAATCGTCCAACTGACCCATCAAAAGTTGGTGCACAGTTCGAGAAATGATAAAGTTCGCACCAGAAACATGAGCGTCCTTCACGGCGAATTGTAAGTTCACCAAATCCGCCCACGAGACTTGATTGGCAACCGCACGATGAACCTCTCGAATGTTTGTGGTATTTACAATTCCCAACGCTTCTTCGGTTCCTGAGCCGGTCATAATCTCAGCATCCCACACAGCAATTAAAGCGTTCCTCAGAAGAGTTATAAGCTCGGCTTGAATATCTATCGCCGACCGGCGAATCAACGTTCGAGACAACGTAGTGTACGCGTCCAATTGATACGTGTTGATAGACTCCTGCGAGAAATCCGCTTCGGTGTCGGTGGCGTCATCGCCTTCAGTTCCCCGCGTCACTACTACGCCGCCAAGCTCGTTGCTGTCCACCTGAGTCAAACGAGGATAGCGCATCGTGCCGGTTTTGGTCGTTTTCTTCGTAACGCGCTGCCAAAGACTTGGACGATCTGGAGGGAGTTGGAGTAAGTCGGGAAAGTATTCCGGAAAAACAAGATTCTCCCGTCCGCCGGCAGCATCACCGTCGGTTGAAAGCATTGGCAAAGCCTTCGTCATAAACAAACCCGGAAACGCTTTCGCCAGGATAGAATGCGGTATACGTATTCCCGCGTCAATAGCCTCCTCGCTCCAATTCTTTTGCCGTGCTGAACTTGGGTGGAGAACGTTTCGTCTGGAAGGACTTATCCGGTCGGCGCCCTTTTGGATAAATTCAATGAAAATGTCCTCCTCCAGCGATGCCTGCTTCCTCGCGTCGAAAGGTTCAGCGGCAACCTTTCCCGGAGACGCGGTACTCGAAAGATCAATATCTTTTTGTAAGTTCACGGGAGCTTCAAGAGCATCCGATTCCGCAAGCAAGTCAAATGCGGCTTTCTTCTCGCGATCTTGAGCAACTTCTACCGCCAGAGTTTCCCGATTTGTTTTGCTTGTCTCCAAGCAATCGGTAATACTCTTCTGAATTTCAACTTTCTTTTCTTCGTCTTCCTCTTCTTCAAGAGATTTGGAAAGCTCATCCAGTTCTTTAAGAGATTTCCTGAGAGCTTCTTTCAGTTTCTTTGAAGCCATTTTACAGTTCCTCCGATATTAACAGTAACAGCTTAACACGTTCCTTCTCCGCTTCGATCAAGTGTTTACTAAACGGCTTGATATCCTTCGATTTCTCCTGGCTCCCGTTTTCTGGAGTAGGGTCACCGTTTGGGATAGGGATATCTAACACAATAGAGGCAACCTTTGCCTCTGTAATTGTTTCATCATTTTCTTTTACTGATTCCAGCTCAATCAAAATCTTAGGTTGTTTAATTCCTTCAATTAAATTAAATTCAACAGGTATCTTTCCGGCTTTTCCCCTTTCCTGAAAACTTTTATCTAACGCAAAAATATCAAGATGTTTCCCACCTGACTTTACAGACAATTTTCCATCTTCATAAATCAAAAGGTTAGTTATATCCTTTTTACCAAGCGCATTTCGATGTTTCCGCAAATGCGATTTTACGGATGCTGACGCTTCTTGTCCAGATCGTGCGCCTTGCGCGGCTGCCCAAGCTGCGTTTAAACCACCTTCGTGTAGATACATTTTTCCGGCCGAAATCCAATGGTGAGGGTATTTCCATGTTGATTTTTTATCCTCTTCTCCCATGTCCGCGAAAGCTTCTCTGGGAAGTTTTGTTTTATCGACATCGCCCCAAGACGGTTCCCCATCTTTTATTGTACTGTTATGAGAGTACGCTTTATTTACTAACTCAGTGAAGTACTTTTGCGACTCTTCATCGTTCGGATTTTCAAAAGATTTAGTAAAAGATTTAGATAATGCCTTGGGATTTGCTCCAATATTAACTAAGGAGATTTCCAAAACTTGCGCTTTGTGAACATGGAATCCAGTTGTAATATCATTACCAACGTCGTCCTTCTCCTTTATTGCATCGTATTCTAAAGCGCGAAATGTGAAACTCCATGCTTTGATAAATCCTTGTTTAGCTAAATCGAATAACTCAACCCCGAATTGAGTTAGTCCGTCGAATTGCGCTACAGCTTCCGCACGTTTCGCATAAACGCGAATAGTTTGGGGAAGGATTTTTACTACTGACGGTATATCCATATTATGAGACCAAAGGACAGTCCCGGAAAAAAGACTAAAATCCAATCCTTTAGTTTCGACAATATCCCCGTCAAGGTCTTTATTAGAAGAAGTAAAAATCATTTTGATAGTACGAGCATTTTCATCCACGCTTTTAGGATCGAAATCTCCAATCCAAGGCGTTTGAATGTTGGCCGTTTTTTGTAAATCTTTTTCAAGAATGATTCCCATGGTATTTCACTCCTTCGGTGTTATCGGTATTAATTTATCGTACTTCACCGTTTCCAAGTAACAAGCGCAATACGGATGCAATGGAGGTACGTACACGCCTGCGGGAGAGATAGACAAACTCTCCCCAGATTCTAACTCCATTAAGTCACCCGGTTCCCAAAAGTTATTGTCCCCTTGAACCGCCATTCCATCCATGGCCTGGCAGAACGGGCAAACTGCGTCGTCCATAGTTGTATGCCAGATAAAGATTGTAAAACCTTTGCTTGCGTATTGAAGTCGTGTTCCTACGTTATGAGCGTAGTTAGTATCCGTTACAGCAATCATCCGAGCGCGTTCTTTAGAAAAAGACGTTGAAAGTCTTTTAATGCTCTTAGCTAACTCTGCGGGAGCAATACCAACTTGTCTTTCTGGGTCCCAAAACTCCCAACTTGCCTCGTGTAATGCTTGTATTTTTTCCGCAAGATTTCTTGTGGTTTTACTTGCCACCTTTTTTAACCATTCATCTATCTTTACACGCGCTTGCGGAAGGACTGAAACTCCGATTTCTTCCGCCGCCTTCTGGCGGGCAAGCGAAAGGTTTGCAAATTGAATTCCGTAAGGAACGACTAACATTGTGAACTTTAATCTTAGCTTAGCTAACTCTCGCGGCCAGCGAGCGTCCCAGTCTGGAGGCAAGGGATAAGAACCTTTCCGTGCTAACGCAGCGGATTCATTACCAAAACTTTTCAACAAACGTTCTATCGCATTACCGTAACGTCTCATCAAGATTTTAACTTGACGTTTACGGATATACTCTAGAGCGTTTGTTCTGCGTTTCTGTTTAACTAATACCATTGCGTTTCCGTTTCTGAATTTCCTTATTGATTGAAACGTCTTCCGCGTTAGACACATTCACTTTGATTTCCTTTTGTGTAGAACCTTTATCAATTGCAGATATCAAAGTGTTACGAGACTTCAACAAAGTTAATACCTTTTTCGCCAAGCCTCCAGTAGTTGCTAAAGCGACAGCAATGTAAACCAATTGCATCCATCCATTAGTCTTATTCTCTTTAATTAGAATGTCAAGCTCTCGTTTTTCAGCGAGTACATTCTGGAGGGAATCATTGGTTTCATTTAATTGATTGTATAACTCCGTTGAGATTTTAATACCCTCGGTTGCTGTCAGAGTTTTATTCTTTATCCTTTCAGTCGTTTCAAAAATACTCTCCTTTATTTCCTTAACTTTAGTTCCGAGAGTTACAATTTTTTCCGTGACGGAGTTATACTTTTTTTGAATCTCCGAGTTATAACTGCAAGCAAACAGAAACAAAAACATTACAAGATACCAACGTCTTAGAAATCTCTTCATTTTCGATTCCTTCCATTTCCTCTGCCTCCACCGTTTCCGTATCCGGGACCCCCGGTTGGACATGGATTTGTGTTTCGATTTCGTCTTCCTCCTCCAACTCGTCCTCTTCCTTGACCCGTACCGTTTCTCGTTCCGTAAGTCGAGGCGTTTCTTCTCGGTGTTCTCTTCGCCATTTTCATCATCCTTTCGCTTTGACAACTTTACCATTTTTAATTTCAACGTCTTCTGGAGAGTCGATCAATCTCAAAAATTGAATGATATCATCTCCGTATCGTACCCATTCCACATCTTTAACTATTTCTTGTAGTTTGGTTGCGAGGTTTTTATCGAACACAACGAAGAACGGATACTTCTCCTTATTTGCCTTAAATGCATTCATTACCTCAGTTTCAATTTCTTGCCGAGTGAACTGTCCTCGATAGTCAATTCCTTGTCCTTGTTTAGTAAAAGCTAAAGCGCCTTTTAATAAGGCAATTGAAGGAATTTTTTTCTCTTGCGTTTCAGACTTCCCATCTTTACCCTCAACGTCAAACTTAATTACAAGTTCTGTAAACTTAAATCGTTTCATTGTCATTTCTCTATCCCTTCTCTCTCTTTTTCTTCTATCCGTTTTTCGACAATTCCGTTCGCATCCTTGAGAGCGGTAATGCCCGCTTCTATCGCGTCGATTTTTTCTTGCGTGACCGCCTTCCCAACCTTCACGTCTTTTAGATATTTTTGACGTTCGATGTTGTCGATCTTATTCTGAACGCCCTTCCGGAACCACTCAAGCTGTTCCTCGGTGTAATCGTCCGGGAAGTAAAAAGTCATTTGTTTCATAATGGAGCTCCTAGTTTGTTAGAGGTGTAACTTGAGCAAACGCCGTGAAGATGAACGGCTATCGCAATCGTATCGTTGACACTAGCCGATAGCCGTGTCAATCGGCAGTGCATACACATATCGGTTGCGCTTGGCGTCACGATCCCGGTTATCTCGGTCATAGTTAATCCGTCAGCAGTTGCAGACGCGCTATCAATCGCTGTCACCGTGGCTTGAGCGGCTGCGCCGGTGTCCTCGTCTGATTCCGTCCAAAGATATTCAAGCTGCCACTCGCAATCTCCGGCGTCCGCTCCGTCCGCGCTCCATCCGATCAGAAAGGTTGGCGCTACCGACCGATCCATGTCCTCCTCTAGTTTTAAATTTACGGATATCGTTTCCTGGTTACCTTCGACCGCTTGATTTGCAAACGACCACGCTGGGGTTTCCAGCACACCGTGCGCAACTAGGGTTGCCGGTTTTGCACCGGGAGCTCTGATAGCCCCCGCGTCGTACCATTGTCCGCGTTTTACACGCGCCGTGCCGTGCATCGTCATAATACCGTCAGGAGCAAACATCGAATAGTTAGTCGGCGCGCCGGCGGACGAATCACCCACTCTGAAGCCTCCGTCCACGAATAAATCTATGAACGAATCGGCTTGGCTATAAATACCGATTGACGCATCGCGGAAAGTTAATTTTGTAGTCGTCGGGAGTAACACACTTACCGGCGTACCGCCGTTGTCTGGAGCGATAGTAAACACTCCGGCGGCTGATATAGTTTGATCGACCTTGACTACTGCGTTGCCGGTTGCGTCATTATAGGTTAGGCGAAGACAGTCCCCGGTTGCGGAGTTGATTTCTGCAGCCATACCTGGCGCAGTGGTGTTTACTCCAAAACGGGCATTGGACATATCCACCATTGTTATCGTAGTACCATTATTCTGAATATAATAGTTACCGCAATAGATGTTGCGATTATAATTCAAAACGAGATCGTAATTAGTCCCGTCGTACCCTTGCGCCGTCCATTGCCATGAGTTGTCGGCGCGGAGCTTCAGCATGACATCGTTTGACGAACCCAGATAATGTAAAGTCAAACTAACCGGTGTACCCGTCGTATCAAACGTAACTACGCGAATACCGGCTGCGTTCGTTATCTTTAGCGCGGACGCACTGTCCGCCAACGGTCGAATATCTCCGCCGTCTTTTAAAGCGATGTGCCATTCAATTTCAGTCAAACCTGCCTCTATTGCAATCGCGCCAACAGTAATCGTAAACTCTAGGTTAGTACAATATGCACCAACGGAGGAGCCGATACGCATCTTATAAGTTGCACGTTTGCGTCCCGGATTAATCAGTTCTGCATTAGCTAAATTATGCCAAGCGCCACCAGAATAAACGCGGCCAGAAATGACGACATTACCCGGCGTAGTAAACTCGTCCTGCGTGCCGCCATAGAACACAAAATAGATATAACCATATGGGTATAAAATACCTGACGGATACTCGCCCTTTGCCGTCAAGTCTATCTCTATCTTTGCGGAGGTATTCGCGCCAACTTTATTTGTCGAATACGACTCATATCCGTTGTCAAACAGGAAGTTTGCCCAAGGATCAGTGAAATTCGTTAGCGTGACATCCGCACGATAATTCACTTTGAATAAAAGGTTATGAAACTCAGGATAAAAAATGTAATTCTGGTCGGGCTCGCTACAAGAGGATCGACCACCAAATCCATAATCGTTAATATTCAAAATATCCATCCCACCAGCCACAAACGTAAACGAATGATCTGTTACACGGCGGACGCCTGTGTCCTCGTCTCCTATAAAACCCAGTCCGACATTGTCTGCCGCGCCATCGCTGATTAATATGGATTTATTCGTCGTATCGAATATCACCCAATCGGTTCCATCGGCCTGCGCAATATTTAGCGCGGTCGTGCTATCGGCGGTCGGACGAATGTGGCCGCCTTGTGTAATTACAAGGTTCGCGAATTGTGGCGACGACACCTGTTTTACAGCTTGATCCAAATAATCCGCAAACTCGTACCCGTCCCAGAGATCGGCGTTCAGGTTCGTATTCAGCGTAGTCGAAGTACATGCATATGGAGAGGCGCCGACAGCGACAGACGAAACGAAGTTCGCGGCAGTAATTACTTTATCCGTCGTATTTCCACGATCACAAACGGAGTCGAGCGTATCCGATTCGCTGATCAAATATCCAGCATCATTACTGAACTCCGATACATTAGGAGGTCCGGCAAGCCACGCCGTCCATGCCGGGTCCGTCTCGTTTGCAGGAACGTTTGTAACCCAGTCTATTAACGCGCGGACGCCATGCGGATCGGTTACAGTATCCCCTAAGTGATTTACAATTGCTGCCGCGGTAACTGGATTAACACCACCGTTGTCTAAACCAAGGTCCGTACCTTGCGTATGTCGATCCGCTGTATTCAGGGCAATGTCGGCGTGAACAAATGCCGCGTTGTGCAATGCCATTATTCCAGCGGCAGTACCGGACGCTTCTCCTCCAGTTTGTGTATAATCCACGTTATGCGGATTAGTAGTCAAACCTCGATGCATGGCATTAAGAGCAATGTCGCCGTGTACGTATGCGGCATTATGTACTCCCATCACGGCTACTGCCGCGCCCGCAACGTCCGCGCCCACCTGTGAATACGTGACCGCGTGCGGATTATCTGTTCTGGGATAGTGAGCTACAATCGCATCCCAGAAGTTACCTATGTGAACGAACACGGTCCTTGCCGTACCAGCTAACCAACCGGAAGTATTTGTAACGTCGGAATCGTCAATCGGCAATTCAATTCCGTTGATTCCCGTCCACGCTGTACCCGCGTCGTCGACTTGATAATATTGATTATCCGCCCGTTGATAGAATAAAATACCATGATACGCGGCACTAGGTGCTGGCAGTACTTCTACCCTATGTATTCTTGGACCGCGTTCTAGCATGCTAAAGTTAGTTCCAGTTTACAGTAACCGCGGCCATTTGACCGGCAACGTCGCCGTAGATATACGTTTTATCTGGAGTAGAATGCCGCACAACACTATCTTCCGCGGATAACTCTTCTATTTGAGAATTTGCATCACCGACAAAAATAGTACCAGTATTAGCGGCGTCCGCTACTATCTGAATTTTGTATGTTGGTAAATCGGTATAATGACTTAGCGGAGTCGGCGTCAACGGAACCGGATTAATTGGTATGTCTACAATGCATCCCATTACTCGTTTTCCTCCCAAGTGTGTGTATTTTTCTCTTCCTCTGAGTTGGCGTCGGCGTCCTCTGGCGGAACGTCTAGAAATGCCATCGAAGTTATCACTTGATCCTCAAATTCATCACGCGGTTCAAATCCAATTAACTGTCTTGCTTCATTTTTGAGTAAGATTCCCAACGGAGCAACTCTCTCCAGTAACTCCGAAGATGTCTTATAATCTTCAGCCATTGCTTTGACTTTGGCTGTGTCATACAGGAAATACCCGGTTTCTTCTCTCTCGTCTCTCAACAAACCTTTAGTTAACGCCGACGCAATTGAACGCCAATGAAATTGCATTGTACGCCTGTAAAATATCTTTTCCGCCGCTTCTACGTTTGGAGAACTCAGAGGTGTATTTTCCATAGCGACTCTGGCGTGAATCATCAATGGAGGCACACCAAACGCCATACAAATCCTTGATTCGGTAGACGCTTGTAAACCTTTCCAGTCGTAATCTTTCAACGGTGCTGGATATTCGATTTGAACGCCTTCGCCTCCAAGAAACAAAGGGGAACCGCGTTTACCAATCCCAACTGCCTCTTGGATTGCTCTTCTAACTTCCGATTTCAAGTCGTCCGACCATTCATCCTGACCTAAAATATGCATTCCGGCAACAGGAGCGTCCATCATTTCTTTAATATAATCTTCTCGTCCTCTGTCTAACGAGTAACTCCTGAATGCCGCTTCCAGAGGTCCAACGCCCTCAATGAAATTAACTGGATTAATATATTTATGATAAATCATATCACCTGGTTTTACATAAGTTTTTTTGCCTGTCCCTGGAGGGGTAATCCAAAAACCTTGGATAAACCTGACATCACCGGACGGTTTCTTGGCGGGGTTTATCTCCACCCAGTGCGAGGGTATTGGGTACATTTCCGCCACTTCTCCCATCGCGTTACGCCATTTCCACACAAACGATTTACCTGTCAACAGAAGATGCGCCAACCAATATTCGAAGAAGTCCTGTTGATTCATATCAGGATTAGGACAATTAACTAACTGTAATACTCTTGCCTCTTCGTTTTCAATAGATTCAAACTCTCCCTCTGCATTATCTTTACCAAACTCTAAAATTGCTTCTGGAAAAGATTCAAGGATAGTTCTGATACAGGCAAAGACTACCGTACATTCTTCGTAAGATAATTCGCTATCTTTATCTCCGTATGATCCCCAGACATTTCCATAGTCTTTCAACATTCCAGCTTGACCTAAGACCGTTTCCCAACCATCAAAGCTGGTCGTATTACCAGTGCTGCCGGTAGATTGTCCTTTGCTTCGCAGGAAGTTTCGTAAACCGGATTTAAACATCCACTTATATAATGGAGATAGTAAACCCATTTATTTAGTACCTTTCTGAATTACATTTTGTACCCACCATTTTACTCCTTTGCATTTTTCGCATTTAGTTTTCTTATCTAAACTTATAGACTGTCGATGACCACATTTACAGCATATGGCGATTTGTTTCATGCCGTAATCTGTTGTACCTTTCCTTTAATGTCGTCAAGCACGGCAACAACTAAACTATCCACCATGTCATCGTGTTTGCCCGACGGGAAAGACGCTAACTCTTTTCGCCACATCTCAAACCATGGCAATCTCTCTCCTCTTTGTTTAACTATAAAAACTCTTTCACCTTCAAAAATCGGTTCAAGATATGAAGCTCTGGAAATCTTATCTGTCGAGGGTACAACTTTTCTCACCGTATTTGTACCTCTCAATAATTGTTTAATTCTTTCATAAGCGTCTTTGTACCCGCCAACAGCTTCGACTTTAACTGTTACCGACCTTCCGTCTCTATCGGCAATTTGAATGATTCGAGCTTCACGCTTCATTGCCGACCATTGTCCCCACACAACATCCTTGACGAATAACGCGCCAGTCTTACGATGAAACGCCGCCAACGTTCCGACTGTTCTATCTGGGTCATCCTTGATAACTTCCCTCTCTGTTGATGCCACATCCCATCCTCGCCTCCATTGTAGATTTTCAGGTATATCTTTTTCCTCGACAAAGTTAACTAAATCTACTCGCAAAAGGTTGCCTATTCGGGGAATGGGGTCTTGTTGAGCTTGCGCGTTCCAGGCGTATTCAGACATTACAGAACGAGCGGCTTTGTACCAATCTTCGTTAAATCTTTCTGGAAACAACCATTCTTGGGTTTCTTCGTTCCAAGCGGGGAAAGACACGTGTTCAAACTTCGGAAAATGCAAATCGTAGTTTGCTGAATCCGGATTGTTATACGACTGAATTCTGCCTACTAAATCATCTTCGTGCCAGCGATTAGCTACAATTATAATTGCGTGAACCGGCGCAACGCGCGTTAATAAATCAGATTTAAAACTATCCCAAACTTTATCGCGCATTAACTCGCTTTCCGCCTGTTCACGATTTTTGCAATAGTCGTCAACGATAATTATATTACCGCCACGTCCAGTAATTGTGCCTCCTAATCCTGTGGCGTAAACCGCTCCTTTTCTGTTTGCCAACCTCCAAGCGCCAACCGATCCTTTGTCGTCTTCAACTCTTACGCCATATCTTTTACCGATTTGCGTAACAAGTTTTCTCAAATCGTAACTTAAGTCGGTTGCGAGGGAATAATTGTACGATGTCAAAATTACTTCGTGATCTTGATTGCGTATCAAATGCCAAGCGCCATAACGACGAGAAACTATATCGGATTTTCCATGCCGAAACGGAATCGTAACGATGAGATACCTGCTCTTCCCATACTCTAACATTTTAGTTGTTTTATCCAACTCGTCGATTAGGATTGTCGTATGCCGACCGAAAGAGTAATCTACGCTAGGTGGATGCGCTCTAAAAAAACTTTCAAAGGACTCCACTTCTGGAAGGGAGCGTACCTTCCTCTCTTTTTTGCACTGCTTAATCATTTCCATAAGTACAGGCATTTACTCGTTCTCGCTCTTTGTCATTGAAGCGTCTTTTGCTCTGTCCAGGATAGTTCCTTCAAGCCGCTTGACTTCTGCCTCGAATTCATCGAAACGATTGTCCGGAACATATTTTTGAATTAACGGAATAAGTTCTTGAAGGATGGATTCGTTTGTGATCTCTATTTTCTGGGTCGGAGGTTCAACGTACCTCAACACGTCCATCAAAATTTTGCGATCTTTCTTGTCGATGCCGCCGTCAATTATCTTGTCTAAAATTATTGCAAGATAATTTCTTTTTTCCTTATTGGTCTTGTGTTTATATTCGGCGTCCAGCTTCTTTTTGATCGCTCCGCGAATACTAATATTGTGCCCACGACCCCCAAGAGGATTTCTCGCCTCGCCCGGTTTTACCGGTTTTAAGTTCGCGAGGGATTTCTGCTTCGCCTCCTCGCTTTTCCACTTCATTTTCCTGCCCGTTTTGCTCATTTTCTCCTCTTAATTTCAAAAAGGTTTCAAAAATTATCTAATTAATCATATGATTTCATCGCATATAAAATCAATAACATTGTTTCTATATCACTTGAAATACGATATGTTCTCCGTAAATTACTTTGATTTCTTCATGTTTTCAGGAAAAAGGAAGGGAAACCGAAGTTTCCCTTAGT